GAGCTGCCACTAGATTCTGCAACGTAGTCTTCATTTCCTAATGCACTAATGTTCTGCAAATGATTAATGACGATATCCGGCTTAGAACATTGACAAATACTCTTAATATAATTGCATGATTCACACAAGCGAACAGCACTATGATATTTACCATTATCTTCAACCAACTTCTTTTGTTGATTGTAGTTGCGCCTAGCCATGTCAATAGCGAATTTTACCATACGAGCGTATCCGACCCCTTGAAGAGGGCCATCTTCGTCTAAAAGATATTTCTTAACGGGAGTATCAGGCCTACCTTTGACATTGTTGGGTGTGCCTACATATTCATAGGCATCACAAAGCCAGACGTCCTGCACTTCCCAGACTTCTTTATCGCCATAGGCTGCATAAACTTTGTCTGGATCGATCATCCTCGAGCCGTCCTTTCTAAATTCGTCACGAACCCTAAAATCCAAATATATGTGGACTCTGCGTAAAACCGAAACTGGATTTTTAGAACAGTCGTACGCACCAATGGTGGGATCGTTAGTAGTAAGCAACACGACCTCAGGTTCAATAGTAATTTTATTCTTAAGCTCCAGATCTGCCATAACAGCTGTAGCCTTAGCATTATTATTTACTCGCATGAGAAACTCATATGGAACTTTGGTTTGAAATTCGGCTTTGGTATTGCCGACTTCATCCATAAATATACCAATAGTGTTGCCACGCAGTGAACTGTCATACTCATCATAAGGATTGTAGTACGCCACATTTTTAGGATTAGGATCAAATCCAAGTGATACCAATAGATCTACCATAAGGCGTTCTGTAATAACACTTTTTCCCTGACCAGATTCTCCATGTATACATAGTACAAAAGGAGCTCTTTTAAAACCTCCGGTCGTCTTTTTAGTTTGATACTGAGTGCGTATACTAAGAAGATGACTCTCCATAATACGTAATTGCTTCTGATCTTCACGATCAACGGCAGTCTTAAGGCCACGCACAGTATCAATGACACTGTCCAATCTGCAACAATATTCTGTTTCTGGCAGAAAGGTAATTTTCTCAAAGTTTCCAGCAGAAACATGATCCCAATTAGAAACAACAAAGTTATAATCATCATTGACTTGACGCATTCGCTTATCAGAATAAAGAAGAGCGCCAATGTCACCATGCAGGAAAAATTCTCTACCGCCTTCAACGAAGAATATAATCGTGTCCATGACGGCAGCGAGAAGGGATGGAGCATCAACGTGCTTCCTATACGTATCTGGTGAAAAAAGTTTTACACCAGCAACGTTCCAAGTGACAGAAGACGCTTCACAAAGACCTAAGCTAACACAAGCTGTGATTAAATATGAAATCTTCTGGAAGATTGGATTGTTACGAACACGCGTGAAATTGTCACCTAAGTGCCTAAAGGAAGTGATAAAATCATCAAATCCAGATTCAGGAACAAACTCATCGCCCATCCATTTTCCGGGCATCTCAGCAATATCAGTCATATTGAAATTGTCATCCAACATCTTACTAACAATATCATCCAATGAGGACCTATCTAAAGATTCGCTAGAAAACAAAGACAATATGTAGTGACAAGCTTGTGCCACAACACTCTTATTAGAAAAAGTCTTAATATAAGTAACAATCTCCAATAGAATGAGTCGATAGTCTTTCATAAGAAATATCTTGGCGGCAGATAAAACAAAATCTTCAATAATTTTAGCCAATCGGCCATCATCTGCAGGCAAAAGACCAGTAATAGTTTCAGAAAATTCGTTAAGACGAATACTACTGACGATATCGGGATCGAACCCTGCATGTGGTACAAATTTCTTTTTATTGGTGAAACCATGAGCACTCTTCTTTTTATTACGTGCAGTAATAATAGGAGCATGCTTAAAAGCACGTTTCTCACGCTTAATGCGTACAATTTCACGAACTTCTTGTTTAACGTCAAGACTAATAGAAGAATTTACTTCTCCATACTCATCGACGGTACCAGATTCGCACTGGTAAAATGAAGTATATTCCTCCTTCTCATGAATATACGTGTATTGGTAAGTAGAACTATACCAAACCTCTTCATCTTTTCTAGCTTCATAACGTGCACTACGCAAATAGCTACGATATGAGCCAAGACTGGGATATCCTCTAAGGATCCAATCTTCTCTCCATGAAATAAAATCTCTGCGCTCAGAGGTTCTAATTCGACGGACCAATCGCCTTTTTTCGGTACGCACTTCTGGAGTGCGTCGATCACACACAAAATTGTGTGACTTATGAATACACGTCATTGTATATGCGTGTAAATAGTGAGCAATATGGAAATATTGCAAGCAATAATAAGATAAGGTTTTAAAACATTAAAATAATTGGGAAAAGGTTTACTTCATAAGAAGGGGGGGAGTTGTAACTTCATGCTCCCTTTAACGTCAAATTTGCGATTTGACAGGTGGCTCATTTAATAGAACCAAGATGGCTGATGCGTCTCCAGTACCCAGATCCCGTACTTTTCCTAGTACGGCAGGAAAATTCCTACGCCATTCCACTCGTCAAAAGTGGCGCTTATTGCTAATTTCAATACAATAAGCCTTTTCGCCCCAACGGCGTAATTATGTCAAAACTCCCACCTGGGAGTAGTAGTCATTCAAGCACTACTTCAGTCACAAGTTTGCGTACATATCAGACAAAGTCTGTAGCGGTAAAACGCATGTGAACCTTAGTTGACACAAATCCATAAACCATATCTGTTGTTTGTTTCGTTTTTAAAAATATTATTTTTATAACAACAAATTGACAACTAAAAACTAAATATAAAACATGCAATATACAGTTGTACGTAAAAAACGTACGTTACCTTAAGTACAGTAAGGTAATGAATAAATCCATCACAATCTGCATTCGG